TGTAAAGTAAGATATCCAATTGGTGAAGCTAAGCGTGTTGATATATATGTTGACACTCCTAAATTCGAACTCAAGTTTAACATAAGAAATAAGCAAGGTGGTGTATTTCCATCTCATATTATGTCAGACTACAAGATAAAGCATTAATAGATGAAAAAACTAAGTACATTTATTGCCGAATCAAAAAATACTCATATGGAACATCTTGAAGATATGATCTTTAATGATGGCGTAGATGGCGCTCGTTTAGCGATTACAAGTCTACAAAACTTGCGAGATATGCTAGCGGGTAATAGTAAAGGTAAAGTGAATGTAACCGTTAAATGGGACGGAGCACCAGCTATATTCGCTGGCGTGGATCCTGCTGATGGTAAATTTTTTGTAGCTAAGAAGGGTATATTTAATGTCAATCCGCAACTATTTAAGTCTCAAGCTGATATCAATAAGAGTTTATCTGGTGACCTTGCGGTTAAATTTAGGGTTGCACTTAGAGAGTTTGCAAAACTCGGTATCAAAAAAGGTGTTTACCAGGGCGACCTTATGTTCACCAAAGGAGATCTTAAAGTCACTACCATTGGTGGGGAAAAATATTATACTTTCCAACCTAATACTATTGTATATGCTGTTCCTGTTAATTCTAGTCTCGGGGCTAAAATTAAGCGGGCCTCGATTGGTGTCGTCTGGCACACAACCTATACAGGACGTCAAATAAATCAAATGAAAGCATCCTTTGGTAAAGGTATTGTTAGTAAAATGCGTCAGTCAAATTCTGTTTGGATGGATGATGCAACCTATCGAGACGTATCAGGTAATGCGACTTTCACTGCAAAAGAAACTGAAGCAGTTACAACACTTTTGTCTCAAGCTGGTAAACAATTTCATAGCGTTCAAAGTAAAGTATTAAATGTTATTAGAGATGATGATGAACTAAAACAGAAAATTAAAACATTCAACAATACTTACGTTCGTGCCGGGGTGCCATTTCCAGATGTAGATACCCATGTGAAAGAATTGTTTCAGTATATCATGGATTGGTATCAAAAAGAAATAGATAAAAAGAAAACCGAAAAGTCTAAACAAGACTGGACTGCCAAAAGAGATAGAGTAGCTTCTCTAGTATTTGCTAATGTAAATCAATTAAAAGAAATATTTCGTTTAATGAATTTAATTGTACAAGCAAAACAACTGATCATAGACAAGATGAATAAAGCTTCTTCATTAGGAACGTTTTTACGTTATGCTAATGGTTTTGAAGTTACTAACCAAGAAGGTTATGTCGCTATCGATAAGATAGGTAATGCAGTCAAAATAGTAGATAGATTAGAATTTTCTAAAGCTAACTTCTCTCCAGAAGTGCTCAAAGGATGGCAAAAATAATTTTATTATAAATATAAATAAACAATAAATATTGAAGTCAAGTCTAAGGAAAACCTTCAATGAAAAAAGCCGTCATCGCATGGGGTCGTATGAACCCAGTGACATCAGGTCACGAGCAATTAGTAAATAAAGTGAAAGCAGTTGCTCGGCGCGAGCGAGCTGAACCTCATATTTACCTCTCTCATACTCAAAGCGCTAAAAAAGATCCGTTGCAATATAAAGACAAGATTGCAATGACTAAAAAAGCGTTTGGTTCAATCATGAAGCAATCTGCTTCACGAACACTTATTCAATTAATGCAAGAACTCCAAAGAGCTGGTTTTACCGAGATAACAATGGTAGCCGGCTCTGATCGTGTGGGCGAATATAAAACATTATTAAACAAATATAATGGTAAAGATTATACGTTTGATAAAATAAAAGTTGTATCTGCAGGTCAAAGAGATCCAGACGCTGAAGGAACAGCAGGTATGTCAGCTACAAAGCTACGACAAGCAGCTATCGACGGTGATGAAAAAACGTTTATGGGAGGCGTACCATCTGGTCTTTCAACTCAAGATGCTAAAAAACTATACAAACTTGTAAGGAAGGGCTTACTAGTGGAAGAGATAAATCGTATGTTAGAAGAAGATATAGAAGATTTTACTGATGCGGAATTACAAGAGTTTGTAGATGAGTATGAAGAGATAGAAGAGTTCGATGAAGAAGATATAGAGGAAGCTTTAACCCTTCAACAGAGAATAAAAAAAGCAAGAATAATGAAACGTCTTGCTCCGAGACTAAAACGTCAAAGACAGATTAAAAAGTTTAGAATGGCGCCAACAGAGCGTTTAACTCAACGAGCTCGAAAAATGGCTCGACAAATTCTGCGTAAAAAAATGGCAGGTAAAAAAGGAGAGCAGTACAATAAACTTACTGCGTCTCAAAAAATTTCTATTGATAAAATGATAGAAAAGAAAGCATCTTCTATCGAAAGAATCGCTAAGAGATTACTTCCTATGGTACGTAAGAAAGAAGTCGAGCGTATTAGGCAAGCTCGTTCTCATAAAAGCGAATCACTTGAGAGATTTGAAATCGGGTTTATTGCATTAACTGAAGCGACAAAAACTCCACAAGATCCTGATATAAAAGATAAAGAGGGTACTCAGCCGAAACGCTATCATACTGGCCTGTCTAAATCAACTAAATCAGCTCGTGACGCACACTTTAAAAAAGGTGCAAAAATGGACGATGATAATCCAGCAGCATACAAACCTGCTCCGGGCGACGCTACAGCTAAAACTAAACCCTCTAAGTATACTAAAAAATATAAAGAGCTTTTCGGCGAATCAAAAGTAAAAACTATTAAAGTAGGAGAAGATGCTGTTACTACATCTAATCCTCATTACGGGCTAGTTATAGATAGAAAAATTGTTGCAGTTGGTACTAAAGATGAAATGCTAGCTGCCTGTAAAGAGCAAGGCGGTAGAGTATGGGTTACAAGCAAGCAGGTCGGTGACTTAGTTGAACAAGATGCAATGGACCGGGCTCGCACCAGAGTGAAAAGAGAAAAAGAAGCATCAAAAAGAAGACATGATAGAATATTAGACCGGGCTCGTACCCAAGACGCTAGAGCAGGCTTACGTCAAGCATCTAAAACTAACAGAGGTGTTAGCTCTAATGTTTCTGAGGATTATGAGTTAACTGAAAAGTCTATGGATGCTCTCAAAAAGAAAGCAGCTAAATCTGGAGTATCGTATGGCACTTTAAAGAAAGTATATGATAGAGGTGTTGCTGCTTGGCGTACTGGTCATAGACCAGGTACTACTCCTCAGCAATGGGGATACGCAAGGGTAAATGCATTCATTACTAAAAAGAAAGCTGGTAATCTAAATCACGATAAAGATCTTGCTAATGAACATATACCTGAGGGTGATGGTTTATGGCATAACATTCACAAAAAAAGACGTGAAGGCCGGCCTATGAGAAAAGCACATTCAAAAGGTGCACCTACTAAACAAGATTTTAAAAACGCATCTGAGAATTTTCAAGATGGAAAAAATCCTCAAGATAAGGGTGATGCAGCTCGTCATGGTTTAAAAGGTAAAACTTTATCTCAACTTAAAAAGATTCGTTCGTCTGAAACTGCTTCAAAAAGAAAGAAGCAATTAGCTCATTGGATGATTAATATGCATCATAATGAAGAGACTAACTTAGACGAATCATTACAGATTGAAAAAGGCGCTGGAGTAGGAACATTTTTAACAGCCGCTGACTTAGGTATGAAAATTAAAGCTGGATATGCTGATCACCCATCTATTGAAGAAGAAGGTGGAGCAGGTGAAGAAGGTACAGATAAGCTAGCTAAAAAATATAAAAAGGATACTCCAGAGCAATGAAAAAGTTTAAAGAAATAAAAGAACAGCTCATTGATGACTATTGCGAGTCGTGTAACCTTTATGAAGACCTTGAATTGACAGAAGCTGAATATCAAGGTAAAAAGGTTACATTAAATGACCCAATCAGAACATCAGAGAACCCGAACAAAAAATTCAAAGTATATGTACGCGGTCCTAAAGGTAATATTGTTGTTGTCCGTTTTGGTGATCCTAACCTCTCAATCAAAAGAGACGATCCCGATCGTAGAAGATCATTCAGAGCACGTCATAAGTGTGACAACCCTGGACCAAAATGGAAAGCCAGATACTGGAGCTGCTACCAGTGGCGCGCCGGCGCAAAAGTAGATAACTAAGGAGAAGAAAATGTCGTTAGAAAGTACTATTCGTGGCGTGCTAGAAGGTAAAAAAATAGACGTCATGCAAATTCATAGAGTTTTAGCTAAGACTAAAAACTCAAGAGAAGGTATTCAAGCTCTTAAAAAAGCTTTTCGTGTTAATGACGCTGAAGCTAAAAAACTTCTTAATAGAGCAATGAACGAAGAAAAAGATAAAAATGAATACGATCAAGAAGGTGAGATGGCTAAAACTCAGCTTCGTGGTGTATTAAAAGATGCTGAACATATGATCAAAATGTTTGGCGATGAGGATAATCTCCCAGAATGGGTTCAAGCAAAAATTATCAAAGCAGCTGACTATCTTAAATCAGCACATGATTATATGATGAATAAAGATGAGTCTGTTAGTGAAGCCAAAGTAGAAATGTGCCCAGAAAAGTGCTGCGGAAAACCAGTTACTGAATGCAGCTGTGGACCGGACTGTCCTCATTGCGATTGTTATGAGAAAAATAAAATGCGTGAAGGCTTAGAAGA